ATTATGATTATGGACGAACCAGGCACAGCGTTGGACGCCGAAAACCTTGAAGGCTTTATGCGAGTGATGGAAATGATTAAGGGATACTACAAGACTGTGCTTTTGATTACTCACTTGGATAGTCTCAAAGATATTGCGGATATGACTATTGACATTGAGCGTCAAGATGGGTATGCTTATGTCAGTCAATAATATTTTTCTCCCCGAAATAGACAAAAAGTCTTGTTTTGAGTGCGACTCAAACGAAGAACTACATTTTCACCATCCCGTTCCTAAGTCTCGTGGTGGCACACGAACTATTCCTCTGTGCGGAATTTGTCACGCCAAGGCTCATCATCGGAAAAAGAATATGTCAAATTCTAAACTAATATCGGACACCTATAAGAGACTAAAGAAAATTCACGGCGACAAGTTGAACTGGGGCAATAAAAATATTGCCAAATACAGTGCTAAAGGAATCGCTGCTAAAAGGGCTCAAGCAGAAAAGCATAATAACCACATCAAAGAACTTGTATCTTCTATTATATCAAAAGGAAAAAACTTGGATGATGCTGTTGAGCACCTAAACAAAATAGGCGTAAAAACTCGCACAGGTAAGCCCTATAAATACCAAAATCTGTGGCGGGTCATGAATTCAACGGCAGCAAATAAAAAGACTAGTGAAAATGGATAGGGAACAATTAATAAAACAGATGACTGATTACGTCATCAATGTTTTAGAAGAAAAGCGACCCGAGTTCTCAGGGTTCGCAGTCTGCCCGTTTGTGAGGGCTGACAGAGTTTCTGACCAACTCCATCTAGATGTTTTTGATAATACTAAAGATACACTCGTGGATGTGGTTCTCCGGTTTGTCCGTTCTGGAAAAAGGAGCGCTCTTGTTGGGCAGCCAAGCGTAAATGTAAAAGGCTCAGAAACAAAAGGATATCAAGAATTTATTAATATCATTTTAGAAGAAAGCGGCTATGGAGACATAGGTGCTCTCTGTTTCAACCCAAACAACATTTTGGAAATAGATGGTTACAATCCTTTGTCATCCGCTCCCTGTTTTATGATAAATATGGCGTATCATAAAGATTTAGCTAAGGCAAGAACGGCGCTCCTAAGAACAAAATATTATGATAAATTGCCACTGGAATACAAAAAATACCTGAACGTCCATGAAGATTTTAATTAGTGCCTGTGTTTACGGCAAGGATGTAAGATGGAACGGCAGCAATCGCCGTGATGATGATATCAAAACCTGGGCAAAAACCAACGGCTTTGAATTAGTTCCAGTATGTCCAGAAAATGAATTGTTTGGTACGCCGAGAAAAGCCATTCGCCTACGAGCGGTTGACGGTGAAATAAAAGGTTTTGCCGGCAAAGATGAAATCTACGGACATTTGAAAGATAAGTGCCAAGAAATCTCCAAAAGACATCAAGATGCAGTTGGGTTCATTGGAATCTCTAATTCACCTTCTTGTGGTCTATCTACTGGTGTAAAAGATTTAGGTTCCACAATAAAAGCACCGATGCACCAAAGTCTTGACTGCCCAACTACGGAGATTAGTTCTATGCGGAGCGAAAAGAATAGGGACTTATTCTTACAAAGAATAAAGAAAAATTTATGAGAGCCGGTGATTTAGTTAGATTTAGAGAATGTACTTTTCATGGCACCCCAAAAGTATACTCCGAGTGGAAAATTGGCTTACTTCTGGAATACAAACCTTGGTACAAAATTGCAAAGATTAGTTACAACGGGCACATAGTAAAGGTTCATGGTTCAGATGCTCAGATTTTTAAGAGAGCAAAACGATAATAAGGCAACTATTTATTGTACCCTTTATTACAAACTCGGGAGAGTCCAATGACTAAAAAAATCAACGTTAAACACATTACACAATTGGTAATGGAAAGAATAAATCTTTCAGAGGCTCCAGTCGATGACTTCCTTGCATCTATAGATAAGCCTCTTCCTGATTTTGTTTCAACTCTTAAACAAGTGTCGGCTGACGACGAATTTCAAAAAGTAGCAGGTGCAGGAAAGGCTGATGGCAACCCACAGGATGAAGTTGTGACAGTCGAGCGAACCAAAGCAAAAGCCATTGACCTTCTCCCTACTCAGGCTGAAATTGGAATGAGTAATAGTTTGGCTGACCAAATGACCAACCAGTACAATGCTGCAAAGACAGCCTTAGGGTTAGTAAATGACCCAATCATTATGCCCAGTGCAGATAATCCTCCCCCAGCCATTTTAGTGTTTAATGGGAAATACATTCTTGATGGACATCACAGGTGGTCTCAGGTTGCAATGATGAACCCTGACGGTGAAGTTGCTATTGATAATATGACCAGTCCGAATATTAAAGACAACGAGCAGGCTCTAAAAGTAATGCAAATGGCAATTGGTGCGAAGGCTGGGAAAGTAATCACTAAACCATTCGAGGGACAGAATCTAATGAAAGCTACTGACCAAGCCGTCAGAGCATATGTTCTCGAAAATATTGAAGATGAAGTCTTAAATCTACTGGTAGAGGCAAAGAAAATTAGCGAACCTAATAAAGATGCTGCTGCCAATTATATAGTTGAAAACTTCAAGCTAGTCAAGAAGAATCCAGGACCTTTCTCTAGAGAGAAGAGTATGCCGCAAGCTGGTAAGTCGGGAGTTTCTCAAGATGATGTGAACGCTGCCTTGGCAGCCGGTGAGATTAACTTCATACAGCCGGACAAAGGTGACGCCGCTAATCGAAAGGATGACTTGATTCCCGAGGGCATTAAAAATAAGTGGAAAAAACTTATCAAATAAGGGCACAAAAATGAAAATATCTAAAAAACGCATTCGTACCATAGTTCTCGAACAAGTCGCCAAGCTTCAAGAGGCAAATAAAGCCAACCCGGAAATGGTTAAGTCAGTCAATGATGCTATTGATAATGCTCCGAACCTGGCACAAGCTTTGGACCGAGTTCAAGATGCGGCTACAGGAAGTGCTGTTATAACTCACTTCATCAATAAGTTGTCCGCTAAAGGAATCGACAAGTCAAAGCTTATTAATATGATGACTCAACAATTCCAGGCAGCTAAAGATGCTGACTCCTCTCAGGTAGGAAAAAGCACAGCAGCAAAAACAACGGCTGCTGCTGCTCCTGCTGCCCCTAAAACAGCCAAATAATTAATAGCTTACTATTTATATCTACAGAGGAGGTACTGTAGATATGCAGGAAAAAATAGATAATTGGCTCGGAAAATGGGCATCAAGAAAATTAATTGTATGGGCAACTTCGACCGCTTTTTTAGCCGCAGGTTCGGTTACTAGTAGTGACTGGGTTGCAGTATCTTTAGCTTACATAGGATTACAAGGAGCAGCCGATATTGCAGCAACTTGGAAACATGGTAAATGAAAATACTTTGGCTCAAATTAAAAGAAGCGTGGTGGAAACTAGTCTTAGGTATAGTGGTCCTAGGGGCAGTTTTGATATACTTTTATCGTCTCCTAAGACCCAACGAAGATAAAAATCAGTATTTAGAGATAATAAAAACCGAAGCTACCGCAGCCTTAAAGGAAAATGAGTTGCGTGGTAGACTAGAGAAAGATAAGATTGGGGCTATAAAAGGAGTCTTTGAAAGTCGTCTTGATGATACGAACAGAATAGAAGACAGAGAAGAACGTTTAAAAGCTCTCATCCGACTTCATAAAGAATTGGATATTTAAGGAGAAAAGAAAATGGTAGATATCCCTACATTAGATATTGAAGATTATGACCCAGACCTCAATGAGGAAGAAGAGTCCGTTGAAGATAAATCTGGAGGTGCCCTCACTTATGCTATTGTTGGTGCCGGTCAGGGCGGTGGTCGTATGGCTAAGGCGTTTTATGATATGGGTTATACTAAGACCGTTGCGGTTAACACGGCAAGAGCCGACCTCAATGGGTTAGACATTCCTGAGGAACAAAAATTCTTAGTTGATGAGCACGGCGAACAAGGTGCTGGTAAAGACCAAGCCAAGGCTGAAGCAGCCATTGAGCGCAAAGAACAAGAAGTGTTTAACAAGTTCCGAGAAGTATTTGGAAACAACGTTGACCGCATTTTGATTTGTCTCGGTGTATCTGGTGGCTCAGGCGGCGGCACAGTCAATACTCTTATTAAGGTAGCTAAGAAGTACTTCACCTACATTGGTGTGGAGAACGTTGATGAACGTGTTGGCGTCGTCGCTTCTCTTCCTACTGCTGGTGAATCGGCTTCCCCAACGGTAGCCAAGAACGCCCACGCTCGCATCACCCAACTTTGCGGGCTCGCAGAAAAAGGAAAGATTGCTCCCCTTATTATGGTGGACAACGAGAAGATTAAAAGATTGTACCCAAAACTCACAGTCAAAAAGTTCTGGACTACAATCAACAACACAGTCGCTGGCTTGTTCCACGTCTTCAACGTACTGGCAAACCAAGACTCAGAGTACACAACCTTTGACGCTACAGACTACGACAGTATTATGAAGCAGCCAGGCTGTATGATTATGGGTGTAACTAGTGTCAAGAACCTTGAGAACGAAACTGCTGTCTCAAGTGCGCTCAAGAAGAACCTAGAGAAAACACTTCTCGCTGAAGGTTTTGACTTGACAACTGCTACAGGTGCTGCTTGTATTGTGGTCGGTAGCGAAGAAATCTTTGAAGAAACTGTCGGCTTGATGGATAATATTGAGTTCGGTTTCGATACCTTGGCTGCTTTGACTGGTGGTGCCATGGTTCACCGTGGTATCTATGAGGACGCCAACAAGGATAAACTTGTTACTTATACTTTGGTTAGCGGACTCAAGCGCCCAGCCAAACGTATTGAGGGACTCAAAAAGTTCCTGAAGAAGTAAAATGAAAAAAGTAGTTGCACTCTTTCTGCTCTTTTCGCTTAACGCCGCTGCGGTAGAGGTCACCAAATTTGAACCTCGCCCAGCGGCTGTTGAGCAAGAGGGCGATACATATGTTGGGATTTTGTTGAGCGAAGAAGACTTTCGCAAAATACTGGAAAAGAAAATTGATACCAACGCCAAGCTGTCAGAGTGCTCCATAGATAAACAGGTCTGTACCAAAGCAGAGAAAATATATCAGTCTTCTATCGTAAAATTAGAAGACCAACTCAAGAAAAACAACTCGTGGTTTGACCGTAACAGAGGGATGTTGGGAGTTCTTACAGGTCTTCTTGTAGGGACTGGACTCTCAGTCGGTATTGTCCACGCTGTCTATCAGAAATAATGAACAAAAAAGATACCAATTATATAGCCTCTGTCGAAAAGGCAATCGCTTCGAAGTACGGCAAAGAAACTGTACAGGACTTCCGCTCAGGGTGGTCCGAAGAAAAAGAAAAAGAATATCTAGATTCTCTCAAAAAGAGAAATCAAAAAATAGATGAGATGACTGCGGACACAAAAAAGACAGACACAAAAAATGACAGAACTTGCCCCGTTTGTAAAACATATTCATTTTCATCCAAAGACGACCTATATATGATTAGATACAAATGCTGTTTTCAGTGTTATCTTGAGCACGTTGTCGGTCGAGAAGACAGGTGGAAGAGCGGCTATCGCCCAACTGACGAGGAAGTACAGCTTCGCATAAGGAGAAGAAAAAATGGCTAGTGTTCTAGATGTAATTAGAGGTCTCAACCAAGCAGCAGCAAACGCATATGATGGTGCCTACGATAAAGACGGTGAGGCATTATCCGTTGGACTAAAGCGAGAAGAGGGAAACCCTATTCTTGATACACGAGTAATGGACGGATTTAAGGTCCGCTTTGCAGGACCTAAAATGATAATTACCTACCAAGGAGAGATGCGTCTCGAAGAGCTTCATCCCCGTGGTAAGTTTGAGAACGAGATTGAGCAACGTTTTGGGGACATTGTTAAATTCTTGAAAAAAGAATATAAAAATATTACTAAAAGCAGCGTTACATTGACGCCTGATTCGGATGCTGAAATTATAGTACAGACTACTTCTCGTATTCACACCTGGGTGCAGGCACACAAGCAGTATTATGTAGGTGGGTTTGACGGAGTTGAGTCCTTGGGTATGACCTCAGAAAGAGACAAAGAGCGCCGTCAAAATGAGTATGAGAAAAAGTTCAAAGACTTTCTTGAGTTATCCACAGACAAGCGCCCAAGCAACGATACTTCCAAACCAAATCCTGAAACTCCAGAAGGGTAAAGGTTTTGCAAAAAAAGGAGCAAATGGCGGAGATAGTCCGCTGTGGCAAGGACCCCTCTTATTTTTGCATTAACTATGCCCGTATTTCCCACCCACTTAAGGGCTTGATTCCTTTTGAATTATATGACTTCCAAAAAGATGCTCTGGTAGATTTTAAAAATCATCGTTTCAATGTCATTCTTAAAGCCCGCCAGTTAGGGATATCTACTACAGTTGCAGCGTATGTTTGTTGGTTGATGTTATTTCATCGAGACAAAAACGTATTAGTGGTGGCTACAAAGTTAGCTACAGCCACCAATCTAGTTAAGAAAATAAAAGCCATCCACAAAAACCTACCCAGTTGGCTTAAAATAGCCAGCATTTCTATCGACAACAGAACCTCCTTTGAATTAACTAACGGTTCACAGGTTAAGGCATCTTCGACATCTGGTGATGCGGGTCGTTCCGAAGCCCTATCTTTATTGGTGGTAGACGAAGCAGCCTTTGTAGACGGGATGGAAGAACTTTGGGCTGGTCTCTATCCTACTCTTTCTACTGGTGGTCGGTGTATTGCGTTATCTACTCCTAACGGTGTGGGAAACTGGTTTCACAAAACATATACAGAAGCTGAGGAAAGTAAAAATAATTTTCATACGATTAAACTTCCTTGGGAAGTTCATCCTGAGCGAGACCAAAATTGGTTTGAAAAAGAAACCAAGAATATGTCCCGGCGAGAGATTGCACAAGAACTAGAGTGCAACTTTAATGCATCAGGCGAAACAGTGGTACATGGAGATGACCTTACTAGAATATTAAAGAACCTCTCCGAGCCCAACCGCCGTACAGGCTTTGACCGTAACTATTGGATTTGGGAAGAGCCGCAAGAGGGCAAGGATTATATTTTAGTAGCTGATGTTGCTCGTGGCGATGGTTCTGATTTTTCGGTTGCTCATATTTTTGATAGCGAAACTATGACACAGGTAGCTGAGTATCAGGGCAAAATAACTCCAGATATGTTTGCTCCACTCCTCTACACTATGGCTAAAGAATACAACAGTGCCCTTTTGATAGCTGAGAATAATTCATTGGGAATAGGTGTCCTCAGTCGCCTTCAGGATATGGAGTACGACAACCTTTATTATAGTATGAAATCAACCCATGAATATGTGGATGAGGTTACTGCACAAGCCGTTGGAGCAGTCGTTGGCTTTACTATGTCAATGAAAACTCGACCATTAGTTATCGCTAAGTTTGAAGAATTCATTAGGAATAAACTAATTAACATTAATTCACGGAGGTTGGCGAACGAAATTAAAACATTTGTGTGGCACAATGGAAGACCCCAGGCGATGCGTAGCTATAATGATGATTTGGTTATTGCAGCTTGTATCGGGTGCTGGGTGAGAGAAACAGCTTTAACAGTTAACAAAAGAGATGTACAATACCAGAAGGCACTATTAGCTTCAATAACGGTTTCTGGTAAAACGCTCAACACAACTATCGAAGGACAACAGGGATACAAGCCACGCAGTCTACAATCAAATATGTATGGAACAGGACAGGCTGATTACTCGTGGATAATTAAAGGATAAAAAATGGCAGACAACAAACCTAACAACAAGAGTGATAATCCACGGAATAACCAATCGCCGTTATTTCGTAGATTAACTCGACTCTTCAGCGGACCCATTGTTAATTATGACAGACCGGCTGTCATTAGAGGCACCCGCCGAGATGTAAAGAAATATACTTTCACTTCCAGTACAGGCAAAGAGTTCAAAAAAAGGGAATACCACAACCCATTTAGTTCTCAGACCAACCAAGTACTGCAAGACCGTAACAAGCAGGTTCGTTATACGGACTTTGAGCAAATGGAATACACTCCTGAAATTGCGTCTGCATTGGACATTTATGCTGACGAAATTACTACATCTACTTTGTTTAATCCTATTGTGGGAGTAGATTGTCACAACAGAGAAATTAGAAATATTTTAGAAGTTCTTCTTTATAGTGTTCTGAACGTAGATGCTAATCTTTTTGGCTGGGCTCGAAGCACTTGTAAATATGGGGACTATTATTTATATCTAGATATTGATGACAAACTAGGTATTACAAATGTTATTCCCCTTCCAGTTCGAGAAATGGAGCGCATCGAGGGCACCGACCCAACAAACCCTAATTATGTTCAATTTTACTGGCTTAATGCAGAGGGAAACACAGGCGTAACCTTTGAAAATTGGCAAGTCTCACACTTCCGTATTATTGGCAGTGATAAATATGTTCCTTATGGAACTTCAGTGCTAGAGCCTGCTCGTCGCATATGGCGTCAGCTAACTTTACTAGAAGATGCGATGATGGCTTACAGAATTGTGCGGTCTCCTGAACGCCGTGTATTTTATATCGATGTAGGAAATATTCCAGCGGAAGATGTAGAACAATATGTGGAACAAGTAAAAACACAAATGAAACGCAACCAAGTGGTAGATGCGGACTCAGGAAGAGTAGACCTCAGGTACAATGCGATGAGTATTGACGAGGATTTTTATATCCCCGTGCGTGGTGCTGCTAACAATACTCGAATTGAAACTTTAGCAGGTGGACAATTCACAGGCGACATTGAAGATGTTCAATACCTTCGTGATAAGCTTTTCTCGGCGCTGAAAGTACCCAAGGCGTATTTAGCCCAGTCAGATGCAATGGAAGACAAGACAACCTTGTCTCAGAAAGATGTGCGTTTTGCAAGAACAATTCAACGCCTTCAACGAGTAATAGTTGCGGAATTAGAAAAGATGTGTATTATTCATCTTTACACTTTAGGGTTCCGTGATAAAGACCTTTTGTCTTTTTCGCTTCACTTGAACAATCCCTCAAAGATTGCTGAACTTCAAGAACTGGAACATTTGCGGACCAAGTTTGACATTGCTGGCGCAGCTACGGAAGGATACTTCTCAAAGCGTTGGGTGTATGAAAATATCTTTAAGATTGACCAAGGTGAGATTGACCGGATTGAAATTGAAAGATTTGGCGACTCTAAACTTAATTCAACGCTTGAAGCTGCTGGCACTGCCGCAGCGGAACAGGCAACGGCTGCTCCTCCGGCTGATACAGCGGCGGTCACAGGGGACGAAGTTACTCCCGGTGAACCAGGAGAAGAAGCGACTCCGGAGGCTCCGACAGGTGATGATGCGGCAGCGCCAGAAGAAGAGGGCACTCTTTTAGCCGAACCAGCTTCTCGTGATGATTGGTATCAACCTGTGACAGACCCAGCCTGGAAGCAGGGAGCCCGCAAAAGAAGCTATTTATCCAGTGTTGGAAGTAATACGGCTTCTAGCTCAAGAAGAAACCTATTTAAGGGGTGGAGTGGAGAAATGGGTCCTTTGTCACGAGGAATCGTAGGAGAAAGTCCCACCAAAGATGACGAAGAGATAATTTCTGAGGCACAAATAGAGATTAAGAAGTTAATTAAACAATTGGAAGAAAAAGATGAAAAAACGGCACAATAAAAAAAGAAACACAGTTTTTTTATTCGAGGCTTTAGTCCGGGAACTGACAAAATCTATTGTGGAACAAAACACACTTCGAATCCGAGCCACTAAAAAAATCCTTCGAGAGCATTTTGCAATCGGTTCAGCTTTAGGGGTAGAGTTGGAATGCTTTAAAACACTTTGCGAAGAGTCTGCTTTAGACCAGTATACGGCTGAAAAATTACTTTTCACAATTAAAAAAGCTCATTCTGAGTTAAGAAAAGAAGAAGTGTTTAGTGCTCAGTCTAAGGTAATCAAAGAAATAAATTCTACCTTGGGTGCCGATGTTTACCAAAACTTTGTTCCTAACTATAGAGCATATGCCACTGTAGCTCAACTGTTTAACGAGAAGGTAGCTATCAAGACCCGAGTCTTGCTAGAAAAGAAAGTCTTAGAAACGTTGACTTCCTCTAAAGAAGCTCGTGAAGAAATGAAACCGGTTGATGAGCTTGTTATCAAAAGTTTCTCTAATAAGTTTAACGAAAAATACTCTTCTCTTCTTGAAGAGCAACAACGACTGTTGGGAACCTATATTACTTCTCTTGATAACGCCCAGACGGACTTCAAAGTTCTTTTCATCTCGGAAGTCAAACGAATCCGAAAATTAGTAGAGGAATCATTCAATTTACCAGAGGTCAAAGAAGACGAGGAAATGGTAAAAAGCACTAAAAAAGTTCTGGAATATATTGACAAACTTCACGTTAATAATGTAGATGAAAGAGATATATTAAAGGTTTTGAAACTACAAAATTTAGTGAGAGAGTATACTAAAGATGCCACTCAAGATTAAGATAGCACCTCCTGCCACAGGTTCACTAACACAAGAGGCACCGAAAGAGCCTCAAGCTACTGTGGCACTTCAAATCAGCAAGACTCTAGATGGAAATCTCTTAATTAATGACCATCAGTATATTGATATTGTAATTGTTCCATCTACAAAGACCATTATGACTATACCTAAGCCATATGTCGATAAAGATGTTTTTGAATATCAGCAAGACTTGATGTATTCTCTCTTCAAGGGAGGTATCACTCCAGCGATGACTCCACAGGGAGGGTCAATGTTTGGTATTGTGGAGACCACATATCCAGAGAGTAACGATGTAGATTCTCTTCAGTCTGCTTTGTATATCATTGAGAGATTTATTATCAAGACTCGTTACGAGGAAGAGGTCTTTGAAAAATATGATGACAACATCGAAGATAATTTTGCTAACCCGCCAGCAGACGAGACTACACCTTACGGTAAGATACCACCCTACCAGGACACACCAGCAGGAAATCAAGTAGGGGACCCAACCTATACTTTTGCTGGGTACGGCTATTTTTATTAGAAAATTATGAATTATGAACCTAATCTATTTTATTCTGGTCAGTTATGGCTTGACTCAAATTTTAGTTTATTCCACAATATTCTCTAAAATACGACCAGCACATCATTTTTTTCACTGCCCAATGTGTGTGGGCTTTTGGACAGGAGTGCTTCTTATGCTCCTAAACCCATTTACAGAACTATTTACATTTGAAGTTTCTTTGATAAACGCCCTGATGCTAGGTTGGTTATCTTCAGGAACATCCTATGCGTTATGTATGCTCATATCAGATGGAGGATTTCAAAGTGAATACCGATTTAAAGGGAATGTGGACGCAAAAGTGGAGACTAAGACCCGTAGCAAGGTGTTGTCGTGGTAGCAGTATCGTGCGGGTAGCGCCCGCACTCTAAGGAGAAAAAAATGACAAAGAAATATGTCCTACAAGAATTTATGAATCTGGATTACAGCGATGACCTTCTGACAGAAGAAGAGCGTCAAGGTAACAAAGACGGGATTCATCTAGTCGTGGCAGGTAAAATCCAATCTGCCGGCAAAAAGAATGGTAATGGTCGCATCTACCCCAGACCTATTCTTGAGCGAGAAATGAAAAACTATGAAAAGCTGGTCCGTGAGGGTCGAGCCATTGGAGAACTTGACCATCCGGATAGTTCCGTAGTAGAACTTAAAAATGCAAGCCACCTTATCACCGACGTGTGGTGGAAAGGTGACGATGTAATGGGTAAGATGAAGATTCTCGATACTCCTGCCGGAAAGATAGCTAAGCAATTAGTAGAAGGCGGAGTCCAGTTAGGAATTTCTAGTAGAGGTCTTGGTTCTACACGACAAGAGGGCGGAGTTACAATGGTAGAGGACGACTTTCAACTTTTATGTTTTGATTTAGTTTCGGAGCCAAGTACCACTGGCGCTTTTTTGGTAGCTGAAGGTCAACAAATCAAGACCAACTTAACAAAATCTGACAAAATTAATCGTGCATTAAACGATTTTCTATCAACTGACACCGAATAGAGAGGTTACATGAAAAAAAGAGAACTAAAAAACATTATCAAAGAGTGCGTAAGGGAGGTGATGTTTGAAGACGGTATGTTGTCTGGCATTATCTCTGAGGTCGTCCAAGGAATTGGTACTCCATCTCTTCAAGCGACAAACACCCCTTCTGGAAACCCGGCAAACAGCCAGAAACTTTCAGAGACTAAGCAAAAAGTACTTAAGGCAGTTGCCGCCAATTCCTATGAAGATGTAAAAAAGAGATTTAAGAACCCTGCACTTTTTGAAAACACCAATCCCATACCTGATAGCCCAAGCCAAGGAGCACTAGGAGGGATAAGTCCTCACGACCCTGGTGTTGATATTAATAATTTACCGGGTTTTGGTGCCTGGGGTCGCATAGCGGCTGGAAAGGAATAAGATGAAACCCAACAGGCGAAATAAAAACGAGCTAACTCCTCAGATTACTGTTACTGCTGCCGAGTGCGGAGGTAATGCAGAAAAGATGGTGAGGAAGTTTTCCAAGAAGGTAAAGAAAGAAGGTTTGATAGAAGAACTGCGCACACGCAGCCATTTTGTTAAGCCAACGGTCGTGCGTGCAGAGAAAAAACGACAAAAGAAAAGAGTGATTCAAAAAGTCAATAAGAAAAGAGATGAACTATTTACATCTAGAGATTCTTACAAAAGGAGGAGAAGATAGATGGCTACTTCGCCTGACACAACAAATTATTACAAGGGTGTGCCAGCGCCAGGGCTTGGCTCCGTAGGACAGTATCAAGCCTCGGGGACTCCGTTTATGACAGGTGGGACCATCACTGGTGGGGCTGAGACTTTTGTGGGTTTCCCTATGGTGACAAAAAGCATAACTATTATTAACAAAGATGCTGCTAGTGATGATATAAGAGTACACTTTGCCTCGACAGCGCTAGCAGGAAACCCAGTTATAGCTAATAAAAACTTTGTAACTTTAGATTCTAAGAATTCTTCAATCACTATCAATGTTAAGGCTGCTGGTATTTATCTTAGTGCCCCCGGTGCCGACGCTGATTTCGAACTGGTTGCGGAACTTACCAGCATTATTCCTCCAAATGGTTTCGATTATAATCAAGCAGGTTACCCAGGCATTTCAGCCTAATAATATTATCGGAGGATAAGTAATGGGCTTCGGCGGTGGAAATGGGTTCAGCCCCTCTAGAACAGTTGTAGAAGATAGTACAAAAACAGGAAATGATGCCAGTCAAAAACATCAGTTTACTGGCAGTGTTGAAATTAGTGGCGGACCCCTAAAGCTTGATGGTGCTTCCATTACTCCTGGCGGAGGAGGCGGCGGTACTCCTGGCGGCTCCGATACTCAGGTACAATACAATGACGGCGGCGCTTTCGGCGGGGACGCACAATTTTTCTATAACGACTCTACTGATTCTTTGACCGTCGGTGGTAAACTGATGGTCGGCGCTGCCAGCACGCCAGCTTATTTATGTCATCTAACGAGTTCAGGTGAAGTAACTCTCACGCTTCAGGGTCCCGGCGATGTTGGAATTCGTTTGGCAGCAGACAGGGACGGAACCGGAGTGGACGAAAACGATAATCCTTATATTGATTTCTATCAGGACGGTCAGCAACCGACAAGCCGAAATAACCGACTTGCCACAATAGCAATGGTAGGCGAGGATGACGCTGTGACTAGCTTCACAGGTTCTTTACAGAATGCGTTATTTCTAGATGCATTCTGTCCTAGTCCCGCCGGTAAACATTCCAACGTAAGAAGATTTCAAATCGCCACCGACTGCAAATTTAATAAGTGGAATGACCAAGCATCACCCAGGCAGGGCTCTCACACGGTTAGGATGTCAATTGAAGGCGAACGAGGATTTATGGCTATTGGAGACAATAATGCTCCAACGGCTGTCCTCCACGTTTCTTCTTCTCAGGGAACCCCACTTTTCCGGGTAGACCATACAGGTACCTTGGGACCAGAACCGATTTTGTTTGTAACAGGCTCAGGTATGGTAGGTATGGGGACCGATACACCCCTAACAAATAATCCTGTGGGCGATGGCTCGACCAATCGCCTTCATATCATTGCAAATGGGGTAGCCCCAGCATCGTTACAGCCAATACAAAATGCTGTTCTAACTCTTGAGAACTCTACTAACCATGTGGCTTTGCAGATGCTGGTAGGTAATAATCGTGCTGGTCAGATAGTATATGGAAATGACATCAAGAGCAGACTAGCAACCTCCTACTTTGATACAAATTTCAATAGATTTAACTGGGAAGGTCTAAACCCACACAAAGACGTTCCCATTGGCTATGGTGACTCTAGGGTTTTCACCGTTCGTGCTAGTGGCGACTCTATAAATATGGGACAGATAAATAGTGACCATCAGGTCACCGATGTAGCTTCCCTTCATATTTCTTCTTCTGCCAGTGGAAACCTTGGCGGCGGACCAGTCCTTCTTCAGGTTGACCATTTCGACCAACCCGGTGGTGAGCCAACTCTGTTTGTAACAGGTTCGGGACGAGTTGGTATTGGAACTAATACCCCAACTCAAGCATTGGATGTTGGTGGAACTGTAAACGCTACTGCTCTAGCTATTGGCGGTACAGCAATTTCTTCAACTGCTGCTGAACTCAACCTTCTGGATGCAAGTACAGTAACTGCTCCTGCTGAAGGTGTTTGGGCAGGAGTGGAAAGAGTAGCGGTTCTCGACATAGGTGCATCCGAGTACTCCGTCGCCCAGCATACTCTTGGCGTCACCATACCTGACAAAGCTATAATTACTCGTGCTATCTTAGATGTTGGGACGGCTTTTACTTCGGCTGGTACCCCAACGCTGGGACTTGAAACTACAGGAAACAGATTCCCAGAACCGGGTGCTAGTGCAGCGCAAATAGACTTTTTCGCCAACCTGGGGGGTTCAGACCCCCCCAACGTGCCATCTGCTTTATTGGCTGCGCAGTATTCCACGGAGCTTACTTTCCCTGGCGGGAAACTTAATGGCGCATCTACTGTAACTTTTACAGTCGCCGGGGCGAACCCTTTTACAACCGGCGCTGCCAAGGTTTATATTTACTACATTATGGGCTCATAGAAAATATAGTCGTTTCCTCAAATAAAAAACTATTTAGAATGATGTATATTCTATACAGAGAGGATTCTATATGTCTAATATGCTCGAACAAGCTATTGTAGATGCTCAAACGCTGCGTGAAGCAGCACTAAAGAACGCTCAGGCAGCCATCGTCGAAAAGTATTCTGACGAAGTAAAGACTGCTGTCAGTCGCCTTTTAGAAGAAGAGCCTCTTGATGGCGCAGAAGAACCAACTGAAGAAGATTCAGTGATGGCAGATATTCCAATGGCTCACGTTGCTGGTGAACCCAATAGCGATGAGGAAATTGTAACAGTGGACCTAGATGATATTATTGCCGCTTCTGAAGCAGAAGAAGATGGTGAAGATTTTCAGATGGACCGTCAAGAGATTGCAGATGAAGTAGGGATTGACCTAGAAGAGCCTGCCAATCGTAGCGACGATGAAATAAGTATCGATGAAAACGAACTTGTCGATTTGTTCACTGAGTTGTTGGCTGTGGATGTGCCTCAGGTAGAACTTGACCGCACAGCCCAGAAAATAGAAAAAGAAGAATTGGACCAAATTGACCTTGAGCAAGACATAGAGGTAGTTTATAACTATACTGATGGTATGGATGAGAAAGATGCCGAAGCGTATCGCCGTGCTCAGGAAAAGAATGAATCCCTTACAAAAACAAACACAAAACTTAAAACACAAAACAACACTCTCAAGGAACACCTTAAGAGTGCTACACAAGTATTAGAAGAAGTATCCTTGCAAAATGCAAGGTTATTGTATGCGAACCGTGTCCTAACTGACAACTCCTTGAATGAGCGGCAAAAGTATAGAATTGCCGATATGGTCGGAAAAGCACGTTCGGTGGACGAAGCGAAGACAGTTTATGAAACTCTTCAAAAGACAATGGCAGGACAAGAAAGAAAGTCCCCTCAATCGTTGTCTGAAGCTGTAACAAAACGCTCCTCTGTAATCCTTAGTGGACGCAGAGAACCTGAAACTTCCGACCCAGCGGGCGACTCGACTTATAATCGGTGGGCAACCCTCGCAGGTATGAAAAAGAACTGATTTAATTTAAGGAGATAAAAAAATGTCAGTAATCGAAACCCTAACAGAAGGAATTAGAGCACGCTCTCTTTCCAATGAGGGTGAAGCACTTCTACAGAAGTGGGAGCGTACTGGTCTTCTTGAAGGTATGGATGATGTTGGTCGTGCCAACATGTCTCGTCTTCTCGAAAACCAAGCAGCCCAGCTTCTCAAAGAAACCAGCACCATGTCTGGTGGTGATGTAGAAGGTTTTGCCGCAGTTGCATTTCCAATCGTTCGTCGTGTATTCGGCAACCTTTTGGCACAGGACCTTGTTTCTGTACAGCCGATGAGCCTCCCGAGTGGACTCATCTTCTTCCTCGACTTCACATTTAGTGCCGATGGAAGCCAAGTTGGTTCGGAAGAATTCCGACTTGCTAATAAGTTTGGTAACTCACTGTATGGCGGTGGTGTTGTTGGACAACAACTTACCGGTGGTGTAAACCTCGGTGGACCCAGCGGCTCTGGTCGCAGTTTCTACGAGTTGAACAACGGCTACTCTAGCCCGACTGGTTCTATTTTGTTCCGTATGTTGCCAACCCTTAGTGGTGCTTATGGTGACGCTGCCTCCCAACCTGGGGGCGCTGCATTTACAGCCCTGCGTTCGGACCCGGCTTTCACATCTGGCGCAGCCGAT